AGCCCAGTAGGCTACCCCCAATCCTTAAAGTGACCGAAGTCTTCGTTTTCGTTCCAGCCATCATTGTATTCTTTTAGCTGTTCCTCAGTGAGATCCACAACTTTGTAGCCGTGGCCAGTTCCGTTTGGCCAGTAGTGGGGCGAGTAGCTACGCCCGTAGTAGCTGTCTGCGCCGCCACGATCATGGGGTGAGCCGTGTGATTTGTTGAGTTTCATCATTAGTAATCCTTTTAAAATGGTGGTTCTTCATCAGGGGTAGAGGGGAGCCACACGATGTCCACATCGTGCAGCGCCAAGATAAATTCGCGGAGGCTGTTTCCGTACAATTATGCCTCCTCTTTCTCTCTGGCCAATTTGTCGGCTGCTGCCATGATGACTTGGAGCGGAGTAAATTTGCCGTCAAGATAATAGAAGCAGCGTGTGAAGGTGGTGTTGTATCCATTGGTCACTTGGTGCGGCGTGACGCTTACAGGCAAGCCACCAAACAAACGGCCAAGCTCAACAGCTTCATGGTACTGAGCCATGCGGCGCTCAATCAGATCAACCACAGTTTCTGTCACTTCAGCTTGCTTGGCTGTGATGCGATCAGACTTTGGAGCTGGCTTTACAACTTCAAGCTCTTTGAGCAAAACGCGAAATGTAATCAGATCTGTCAAGTCAGCGTGGTGCGCTTCATCAAACAGGCGGAAGTGCTTGTCGCGGATCTGGTGAAGATCAAACGGGATTGCAAAGTAATCTTCGCGTGACAAGCTGTCGATTGAAAATTGAAAATTGTTTTTACGAAGCATTTGGTATCCGCTGTTCAATTCACCAAGAGCTTCTTTCTGATGAGACTTAGCAGCAAAGGTTTGATCTTCTTGAGTCATGTTGATTGCGGATGAAACGTAGTCCTGAACGGTTGTGAATTTTGTGTTGTACATGGTCTTTCCTCTCTCTCTACATAACTAATATATGACATCTGTCACAGATTACAAGGGGGGTGGGGAAAATAATTTCCCCTTTATATCAAATATTTTTACCTGCCTTGCGAAGATTGCTAGTAAACATCCTCAATTCTTCACGCGCATAAAACAGTTTCTGTTGCGCATTATTTGGCGCATCTTTGCGCAAGCTATCGTCCTGCGCCCGGTCAACTTGAGATCGCAGCCATTGAAGCTGTGACGCTTGAAATGCGGTTAGATTATTTTCCATTTTTTAACTCCAATACTTTCTTAGACGCATCTGCTGCGCCCTTCCCAACAATCACGCAGTGACCGATTCTTTCAAGGTAGGAGATCATTTCCTTTTGATCGGGGGAAAGTCGCCCACCACTTGCCCTCTTCATCTCAACCCACAAATTCCACTCAGGGATAAACAGGTCTGGAACCCCAGCCACAACGCCCTCTGCCTTGAACTTCTTGCCAGCAGAGATCGATCTCTTGCCTCCATTGGGAACGGCAAAGATCAAAACCCCTGCGAACTTAGCTCGAAACCAATTAACAAAACCCACCTGTTCATCATGCTCAGAAGGGTATGTCTTCGAGGTCGCTGAGATCAGCGTAACCGCCCTGCGTCTTCGCCTCATATTTTTTCTCCACTTGAGTATAATCAAATTCTACAATTTCTTTGTACTTCGGATTGTGGCTGGATGGCTTCACCTTTATTCGGCTGGGCTTCTTCCAAAATCTAACTTCATCCAAGGCATCATCAGTTGTGTTGGCATCCGCTCCCAGCAATGACTTTCGAGCCTGATAACGTCCCGCTGCATAGCCTCCGTGATCTGGACAAATCCATTCCGAAACCTCTTCAAAGAATCCATAGCTGTATGTCACTCGAATGCTGTCTGGCTTGCCAGCTTTTATATGCCTTCGATAGCTCACGCTATCCACATCAACCCACTCAGCTTGCACCTGTGACGATAGCATGGCCCCACGATAGCTGCTTGAGCTGTGGTTTAGTGTCGGGGCAGGAAACTCAAACCCGCACTCAGGGCATATCTGACAGGCCGCATGAACCATCGTCTGGCACTTCTCACACTGCTTGGCAGGAGCTTCGCCATCACCACCCGACATTTTATCCTTGGGCTTCACCTGATCGATGAACCCGTGACGCTCGACATTCTGTCCATAATCCAAAATCAGGCAATCTTCCTTGCCATCAGCGATCCGCGTCCCGCGCCCCACCATCTGAACATACAGGCCAGTAGAAGCTGTTGCTCGAACAAGCGCAACCAGATCCACCTCTGGATGATCGAACCCAGTCGTAAGCACGTTCACATTAATCAGGCATCGCAGCTTGCCGCTCTTGAAGTCGGCAATGGTCTTCTCACGCACAGCTCCACTGTCTGAACCTGTGACAACACCCACATCGATGCCATGATCCTCAAACTCATCCGCCAACATATTTGCGTGGTTGACCCCGCTGCTGAACACCAGCCAGCTTTTTCGATCTGCCCCAACATCAATGATCTCTTTGACAGTGGCAGCAACCAGCTCTGGATCAGACGCAGCAGTCGCAAGCTGACTTTCAATAAACTCTCCCCCACGCTTGCCAACACCTGTCAAATCAATCTGCTTTACGCCACCTTTCGAGATGACCGGGGACAGGTAACCTTGCTCCATTAGCATGGCCACAGGTATGTCATGGGCGATCCCGTCAAAGATCGCGCCTTCGCCTTTATGCAAGTATCCCGTGTCTAATCGATACGGCGTGGCTGTCAGTCCAACTACCTTTACCAGTGGGTTGCACACCTTCAGATCAGTGATGAACCTGTTGTATCGTGTCTCGCTGTTCTTGGGCAGCAAGTGCGCCTCATCGATCAAAACCAAGTCAGGTGCAGGCACAATGTCATACGCCCTTTCCCAGACGCTCTGGATGCCTGCAAACGTGATCGGGCGATCTAAAACCTTCTGCTTTAAACCTGCGCTGTACATGCCAAAATCAGCCTCTGGGTACAGCTTCAGTAGCCCATTTGCCCCTTGCTCCAGCAGCTCCTTCACATGCGTCACAACCAAGACCCGTGTGCCGGGGAAGCTCATGGCGTCCATGATAATCTGCGCGATGATCGCCGTCTTGCCAGATCCAGTTGGGGCAACGATCAATGGGTTATCCCCAGCCTTACCAGCCCAGTAATTATACAGGCCATCGACAGCTTCTTTTTGATAATCTCGAAGTTCAAACGTCATGCTTCACCTACAGTATTAAATTCAGAAATTGGTATGTGGACTACAGGCTCTATGTCTTGCCAATCACCCCTGTCTTTTCTGCCACCAATTTTTGCGTCCCATTCTTTACTGGATAAATCTACCCAGCCCATCTGATCAGTCCATTGAACTAAAAGAATGCAGTTAACTCCAAAATCGCTATATGATCTTGCGACAACAACTTTAGACATTGAAATAATGTATGTGGAAAATGCAATTTTTTCATTTGTTCTGCATTTTACTTCAACAAAAGTTTTGATTGTTTTATTGTCGATTAAACAAAAATCCATTTTGTATTGTATAGGCAATTTTGCAAAATCTACAGGTTCACCAAAACTTGAAATAAATTTCTTTATTGCAATTGTTTCTTTGCTTAAATCTTCAAAAGTTTCGTATTTTGGCCTAAACGTCATTGACAATCCTCCCTAGAAAGTCATCCGCGTCTTGCACGGCTTTACTGATCCCGTGCTTGCTGATTTCATCTTCAACCTGCGAAATTAAATACTCAACCAGACCAGCTTCGATCTCAGCATTGATGATCGGCCAGTGATTGGCGCGTTTCTTCTGGACAATGAAATTTATCATAATGATGGCGATCTCTTTGTCGGTGATGTTGCGCGGCATAACATTCAACATAATCGCAACTATTTCGCCTAACTCTTCGCGGTTCATGTCTGCATCCTCCCGGCAAATATCTCACGGCTGTTACCCTTGTTGCGGATAATCTCACCCGTATCCTGATCCTCATATTCGACAAAATCATCCCCAGCGTCCACCACCTCGAAATCCTTCGGCATGATCTGGGGGATGTACAAATGCTCATCACAGGTCACAACAGGCTTGCCCTTCGCGCAGCTCCACGTCCCATCCTTCTCAGGCGTCACATGGCTACACGTCCGACAGCTCACCTCTGGAATCTTACACCCGTGGCACACAGCCCAGTACGGGCAGAACTTGCACTGCCAGTTGCTAGGATCTTCATGCAGCTTCGCAGGAGGCAGCGCCGAATACACAATGCTCTCTGCCTTACTGACCAACAGCTTGGCCTCTGACTTGTCCAGCTTGATCCGCTCGCCGTAAATTTCATCTGTGTTTTTGTTCACGGCCAAGAAGTAACAGCGTTCCATGCCAGCCAAGTGCATACCAATTTGGCACTGCGCCCAGTAGATCGGCTTAGACTTCTTGACGCCCATGTTCTTTGTGGTCTTGAAGTTCTTGTCATTCATAGTTTTGAACTCAAGAGTGTGTGGCTTGCTGCTTTCCTTAAACCCCTCGCCAACGCCGTCCAAGCTCAGTGCAAAGTGACCACCACAAGCCTCGAACCTGACCTGCTTGCCAGTCTCTGGATCTCGCTCCCAGACCGTCACGCCAACCGCTCGAAGGTTCGCAACAACGCGATCCTCTTCCCGGTCACCAGTCTCGAACAAACGCAAAAGACGCCCGTCAAAGTTGGGCGTCCAAGCGTGTCTGAATTGATACCACAAAGCGCGACTGCACGGGTTGCCAATCTGGCTACCCCCAAGGTGAGGTCTATGCTCATTCTTGCGCTTATCTTTGTAGTGCTGGTAAATCGCCTCGACAGTTTCGGGCGTGGCATATGGCTCAAGGTTCATTAAATTACCCCCAAATAACTAAGCGCAATTTGCACACAAAAACTAATCACCAAAAACTCAAGCATCGTACTCTCCTTCTATTCATTAAATGGGGCAGACTAGCCGCCCCATCATAGAATAGAACTATCGCTTCCAAGGCGGTGTGGCAGAACCATTTGCTGCCGCAGCAGCCACAGGAACATCCACAGGAGCCGAAGCAGTCGCACCCGCAGAATCATATCCCTTTACCTCGTTAGAGGCATCATACTCTCCATCAGCAGGCTTAATAGCAATTTTCACCATAAGCGGTTTGTCCAACAGCTCAGAGCTGTTCTTTGGGTTTGGCACATCAATGGCACGGCAGATGCTAGACAGGCTACGCTGGGCAATCTCAACAGCCACAGAGTTTGGGTTGTTCAGGTTCAGACGTTCAAAGACTTTACGCCCAGCAAAGTTTCCTTCGATCACTTCGATGTCCAACTGAAGGTAAGTGCCATTCTGTTTTTTAGTCGGCTTTTCTTCAGTGTTAGTGATCACACACTTGTACCAGTCGGCTGGTATTGGTTGATATGAGGTCTGTGGCTCCACAGACATTGCGTTAAATCCATTAAGATCCATTTGAGTTTTCCTACTCTGATACAAATTGTTGAAAGGGATTGCCGCCGTCAAACGTGAACGGCAGTGGTTCAGTGATATTAAACCGATTTTTGGTGACTGATGATGCCTGTGGAAAACACAGTATCTCACGCTCACCTGTAGAGATGGCGCGCTTCTTATCGCCATCACCGCGTGTAAATGTCTTCAGGCGGATGAGGCCAACCAGATCGACATTATCTGTATAGTGCGGGATGCTCTTCTTATGCATCCGTACACAATAACGTGCGTATGGGTCCATGTCAGGCAGATCCAAAGTTTCAGTATCTGCGTGACCGATAAACACAACATTCATGCCAGTTTCATACGCAAGGCTACCAGCCCAGTCGCGGATCTGACGATGTACTTCAGATGCTGTGCCATAGCCTGCGCCGTAGCCACCACCCGCTTGGTTGATCGACTTGGCCTTGGGATCAGCAGCGACAATCTCGCTCTCAATCATCGTGGCCAACTGCGTGATGCTGTCAATCACAAGAGTTTTGAAGTCATGCTTTTCAGTTGCCAGAACCTCAATGGCATCGAAGACATCCTTGCTTGTGGTCGCCAGCGGAAACAAGCTGACATTCTCATTGCCCTGCAAGCTGGCCGTGCCGTCTTCAGTGCGAACAAAGACAGGCTTCGGAAACATAGCCGCCAATGTGGTTTTACCCATGCCACCTTCACCAAAGAGCGTGGCGATTACAGGCCGCTGGCCTGTAGGCTTCGACAGTGATTTAAGATCAATAGCCATTACCAATCCTTTCCAAATACGAGGGCGAACACCTCATCTAAAATTTCATCAATAGTCTTCATTTTATTTCTCCAGATGTTTGGGCCGTGACTTGGGCCTGATTGATTTAGATGCGACATCTGTCTCAACACAACTTGAATGAATGTCGCGGTAATTTTTATAGATCGCGGCGTGAATTTGATCCTGCGCCGCGATGCAAGAGTGGTAGTTATTAAATGGGATGCGGAACTCTAATCGGTCACCACTATCAAATTCCAAAGAATAACTAACCACCAGCATGAACCAGAAGGTCATTAGAGTGCCTCGACTTTGACACCAACTTTGCCCTGCTTGG